GTAGAAGATCCACATGATGTTGTGTGTAATAATGAATCAATTTTTAAAGATTTAAAACATAGAGTTCAATTACAACAAAGCATTTGGCAATCTGTAATGGCATTACGTAGTGGGCGTATGTTTGATTGTATGAATACTCAATTTACTACTGCTATCGAATCATGCAATCTATCTCCACTAGATGCTCCTGACATGACATTCTTAGGAGATGACGCGGCAACATTACGCCGTATAATGCAAGCATTTGGTTTAAGACCAACTGCTATTATTTCACAGCCATTATATGGGCAAATGAATATGCCAGTGATCCAGGATGTTCCTATGTTAAACAATAGTGTATCTCATATTCCTATGATTAATGTAAGAATACCATTAAATGGACAAAATCTAACTTCTTTGAATTTATCGGATTCTTTAACTTCGATACAATATTTTAAAGAAAACAATGTTGTAGTTGCTAAACAACAACAAGTAATATATACTCGTGATATATTAATTTTCAATATTAATCGTCGTGTAATGATTCCAGAAGCTTCATATGTTCCTAATAATTGGAGACAACCTATGTTAACAATGTCTTCATTTGAACGAATTAATGAAACTGAATTTACAGTTGAATCTTTCATACAGTTAAACAATAATATTATACAAAATAGGCCACAACTAATTACCCCATTATGGTTGCGTTCTGTATTATATATATCTATGCATCCTACTATTAAGGAATTAAGTATTGGTGTTGGTGCAATGTGTGCTGATTATTCTCTTGGTAAAGAATGTTTATATAGATATGATCCAAATAAAGATTTCTACAACAATTATGTTTTTAATAGTAGTGGTTTAGGTAATCTATGGACACACCCGAACGATATAGACCGTATGCAAAAAAATGGCATTATATTTATTTATGGAAAACAGTTCGAAAGAACTTTCGCCAATATTAATGATTATGAACCCGTTGCGTAATTAAATAATTTATTTTCTATAATAATAAATTATTTAATTAATATATAATATTTTATAAAGTAGTACATGTTGATGGTAATACTCTTTGTCCTTTAGATCCTACATATATTGGATTTTCAATAAAATTTGCAGATTCTATATCACGATGATATCGCATACGTGTATATAATTCTGTTATAATAGCTTCTACTAATGTAATTACAATTTTATAATCTAAATCAGTAATTTGTTTTTTTAAATTAAAAGGTAAATTTTGTCCATATGCTTGCCATATTCCTTCTATTGCTTGTCTAACATGTTTTTCATTTTGATATGGTATTGTTATTCCAGTTTTTCTTTCAACTTCTATAATTGTCCATCTTTGTATTATATCTATATTACGTGTTGAATGTAATGTCTCCTTTATTATAAAACTACTATCAACACCTACATTATTTAATGTTTTATTACCATTGTTAAATGCTTCTGTATATGATTCAAAATATTGATTTGGATGATCATTTAAAAATAAAAAAGGGGCTTGTTGTATTTCTAATTGATTAGACATAATATATTTATATATTACATTATTTTTATAATTTATATTTATTATAATAATGAACATACAAACATGGATTAATAATATAAATAATATTGATAATAGTTATTTTTCAAATAAACAATTTTTAATTGATTTTTTAACGTTGTGTAATTATAAATATTTAACATTAACACTATTAAATTTACAAACTAAAATTAAAACCATATTTGATAATTATGACTATATAATTATATGGGACACAGAATTCCAAGTTTTCACTACTAATAATACTACATGCAAAACCAGTATTTATGAATTTATACCTATTATTAATAAATCTGTTATACGATGTATTGCTGAATTAGGTGCTATTTTATTATGTAAAATTAATAATAATATATATTTATGTGCATTAATTCAATTATCTTTATTAAATAAATTATTAAATAAAAACATATCAAATTATATTCCATTTTACCATGAATATATGTCCGTTTCTATACAAACAGAAAAATTAATAAAAAATATTGAATTACATGAATTTCCACATCTAATTTTTGATAATATATGGAACTCATTCATTAAATCAAATAATATATCTACATTTACTACTCAAATTATTACACTATTAAATAATAAAACATTACAATATGATAAATCTATATATTCAAAATTTAAACAATTTCTTAATAATCTAATTAATGTTCTAGAATCATCTAATAATACAAATAATACAAATAATACAAATAATACAAATAATATAAATAATACAAATAATAATATTATTACAATTATTGATAAAATTAACAAATTATTACGATCGTTAATGCATAATAAATTAGTAAAATATTATAATAAAAAATCTTTTAAAAAAATATATAAATTATATATAAATGATCCTAATATAAAATCTATGACAATACCTATTAATAATCACCTTTCTATTCTTAAATTATTTCTAAATATAACTACATTTCAAAAATCATTAAATATTGTAAAAGGATCTATGGATTTAAATGCTTTAATTAATCACTATAATATTTTAAATAATTGTAATATTACTTCTAAATATACTTTTAAAAATATTATTGATATTGCAGAATATAATAACGATATATATAAATTATGTTCTAGTGCCAAATTATATGAATCATATATTTGTCTTTATAATAAACAATACAATATCATTAAATCATATCATAATAAAACTAATAATATATTAAAATCATTTGTAAATCATATAAAACCACATAATCCATTAATTGATGCATATTATACTCTATATGTTTTTATTCAATATAATTTATTATAATTTTCCACAACAAAAAAATATTATATATCTATTATACATGTTAATTTTATAATCATGTATATAGATTTCGTATATAAACGAAGTGGTAATATATAAAAACGCAAACAAATAAATTAAAATTTATGTAATAATATATATAATGTATATAATAACTATTTGTGTAGTTATAATAGTGATATTATTTATATTAGTAAAAAATACTAATAAATATTATGAAAAATTTAATTCTGGTAATAAATTGCCTAGTAATAATAATGTTTCTGAAGCAAGTCATATAGTAGCCGATCAAAATAGTCAAACAAATTATTATAATATAGAGCCATCTAGTATAATAGAAAATGGGAAAACTAATTTTACTGTACAAAATAGTTATAATAGTCCAATTTTACCAGATATGAAAAATGATATTGATAATTTATCTTATAATTCAATAAAAGATGTATTATATGAAACAAAACAACTTTTTAATAAAAATAAAAAATATTTATATTTTAATGATGTTAGTATATCAAAAATAGATGTGCATATAGAAACATATATAAAAATTATTTTATATATATATTCTATAATAAAAAAATTATGTAATGAGTCATTTAATGTTATAATAAAATCAATAGATAAATTAAATACATATGTTGATTTAAAAGATATATATTATACAAATATTAATTTAACGATAATAATACAACATCCAATGGATATAGTATATAAAAAAAAAAATTTAAAAATACCAATTAATTTGACATTATATTATAATTTTGATACGAATATAGATAATGTTATAATAAAAGATATTAATGTGATACACTAAATATTATAATACATATTTTATATTATATATATTATATATTATATATAATATGGATAGTAATATATTTAAAATATTAATATTATATATCATATTAATAACAATAATATTAATTATTAAACCAAATATTTTTTATTATGATAATAAAAAAACACGTATAAAACCATATGATATTTTTATATATACACAAAATCCAAGTGATTTAATAACATTACATAGTGTATCAATTTTCATAGCTATATTATCATATAGTGTGATATGCAATCTAGATAATTAATTATGATTCACTATTTTTTATCAATATTTTTAATTCTTCTAAACCTGATGCAACAAATGGTGTATTTATTCTATCATGTTTATCTTTGAATTTATTAAAAAATGGATGATATAATAATACTTCTATAGGTGTTACATATTCTAAATTTACTAATAATCTGCCTCTTTTTGAATCTAAAAAATTATTATCTTTTAATATAGAAGGAACAATGTCATCTATAAAATTTAATACTTCAGATGGAACATTTTCTCTAAATCCATCTAAAAAATTAGGATGTTGAATACTGGACAAAAAATAGCATATATCATAATATCTATTTTGATCAGAAGAAATATTCATATCGTTAGCCCATTGTAAATTTACTTTTGCATTTTCTGCTATATCTTTTATACTAGCAAAATCAAAATCCCATAATTTAATACGGTATCCTATATTTGGTATTATAAATTCTTTATCTTCTAATGTATATTTAAAATATAAATTATCTTCTATATCTAAATTTTGTATTAGAAAATTATTTGCTTTTGCATCATTATGTCTAAAACTAGGATATTTTTTTTGTATTACAGCAAAAACAGAAAATACCTGAAATAAAATAACCTTCCATTCTTTTACTGAAATATTACTTTTATTTTTTATTTTATTTTTTATATATGTTAATAAATCACCACCATTTGCCCATTCACTCATTATTATTGATACTGTATCATGATATAGTTTTTTTTTTTCATATTCTATTACAAATTTCTCATACCTTTTAAACTTCTCTTTTAATTCTTTTGTTCTATTATCATGTTTATTTTCATCTGACACTTTGTATAAATCATGGTATACTTTTATAAAAGGCTCTATTGATGTATTAAATGTTGTTATTGGCAAAATTATATGCGGTGTTTGTTCACTTAACACAAATTGACTTAATAAACGTAATATATATATTTCTGTATTTTCTGGTCGTTCTATATTGTGGATATTTTTAAATGCTTCTGGTATTTTTTTATTAACATCTGTATATTCTTTATGATATGGGACAACTTTTATAGCATAATTAATTATAAAAGATTCATTATTATATGGTTGTATAATACCTTTGAATACATGGCCTCCTGAACCACTTTTAATATAGCTGATTTTTCCTCCTATTTGTTTGATAACATTTGAAAAATCATATGTATTTTTTATAAATTTTGATTGAAATGATTCTGTACTATTTATATCTATATCATTAGATATTAAAGGAACTATGTCAGTATGATATAATAAATATTTTATAAATTTTATTCTATCTATTATAGTTACATTATTTATATTGATATTATTTAAAATTTTTAATCTTTTTTCAGAATATTGAGACATACACTAATTAATTTAAAATTGTTAAATATTTAAAACATTATTTTTGAACTAATTATTTTTATTTATATCCAATAATTTTGATAATATCTTATTATAATCTTCCATTGATAATACTATACGTTTAAATAAATTGTGTGAATCTACATTTATTTTGTGTTGTAAAATATCATATGTTGCTATTTCCTTGTCTAAAATAGAAATTAATGATTTATCTATATTTTCATATAATTCTTTTTGTGTATTTTTTAATGCATATTTACTTTTCACTGTTTTAATTATATTATTTATATATGATATCCATTCAGATGTATTGTAAATTTTTTTTATAATACATATATTTCTAGCCATTATTAATTTTTTGAAATCTATACAATTTACATTTGAGCCTATATATGTATTTATCATTCTAAATATTTCATGTGGTTCTATATTATTTTCTTGTAACAATATTGTTATTTTATTGTGAAATTTAAAATATTTAGCACTATTGTTTATATCTATATTTGCAAAAGTTGGCATATCTTTTGGCACTAATTTTTTAAAAACATCTATATTACCTATATTACAAAACGAATTTAATATAATTTTCTGTTTTTGTGTAAGTCTTGATGTATTCGATATCATATAATATTATATAATATATAATATTATATATAAATCAATTATTATATTACTTTTTCCAATGATATCCACAATTAATACATTCAAAAAATATCGTCGCTGATTCATCTGCACTACATGTTTGCCTTTCATAAATTATTATTTTATTTTTATGACATTTATAACAATTAAATTGATCTGTTGTTCGCATTGTATTCTTTTTTAACTCATGGTATTCTATATGTTTTTTTGTTGGTTCCCATAATTTTTCATATAAATCTCTATTTTTCATTAATATCATTTTATAAAAAATTTCTGGATTTGATGCTATTATATTACATAATACTGTATTTTTATCACAAATTGCATTCTTTATTTCATTAAATTTTCCTTTAAACATTGGCACTTTAAATGAATCATCTATATGACAATTAAAATTATTACACCACATACCTATATTATACAATAATTTATTCATATCTATATTTAATGTCAAATTGTTTTTATCTTCTGATATTTCTATTTTTATATTACCAAATTTTGTACATTCTGTATATTTATTACATGACATAATAAATTTCAATATTTCACTATCTTTCATATAATCAGATAAATATATATTATCCATTCTATTTATATTATAAAATAATACAATATATTTAACCTATTTAATTTCAATTATTATATTTATTCTTCCAATTCTAATACATCATTATTTTCTATTACATTTATATTATCCGTTTCTGAATCTGTTTCATCCATATTAATAGTAGTTACTATATCTTCAGCATCTAATATATTATGTGGTTCTATAATATTTATTGGATAAATCATAGTTTTTTTTTTATTGTTATTTGTAATAATTTCATTGTTTTTATTCATAAATTGTTTTTCATAATATTCTTCTAATTTCCATTTTTTAAATGTATAAATTAGACCAGATTTTTTAACACAATTCTTTGGATACATTGATACATCTGTAATATTAATATTATATATTTTTTCATATTCTTTTGCAATATTATTTGCATGATATTCTTCTAATTTTAAATTATTATGATTTATTTTATTTGTAATATTATTGTTTTTTAAATATTCATTGTATTTCGAACTTTCCCAATGATTTAGTATTATTCCAAAACCTCTATTTATATATTTATATAATATTTCAAATGGATTTTTAATTGCTGCAAAATATTTGTAATCTATATTAATTAATTCCATACATGCTGATATACACGATGGTAAAATATATATTTCATTATTTCTATAATATGCTCTAACACATGGCAAATGGAATCTAGCCACTGTATTAAAAAAATTATTATTTTTAGTTTTAAATACTTCTATTGGTCTTTTCAAATATTTAGATATTAATTTGTATTTTAAACTTTCTTTTATTGTGCAATATGGTATCTGTGTTATATTTTTATTTAAATTTTTATATATTGTAATAGTCATCTCATTATAACCACATGGCTCAAAATACGAAACATATTTTTGACAAAATTTATTTGTTTGTTTATGTATTTCTATATCCTTTATTTTTTCATTTATATACCATTTATAAAATAGCTTTATTACATTTACATCATTTATATGTGTTTTTATATATGGCAAATCATATGTTGTATTAGGCAATACATATTTTTCAATAAATAATTCATTTACAAATATTACACATTTTTTATTTACTATCACTTCTATATTACTATCATTGTTAATATTTTTTTTTATATTATTATCTAATAATTGCACTAATCTCTCTATGTCATCTATAAATTCAATATATGTCTCACTATTACACATTATATCTATATCTGCATTATTATAATATTTGTCTATAAAATCAGTAAAACACATATCACAACAATCTTTATCATAATTATATAGATTATCACATCGTGGAATTAATGGATTAAATGATGGTAAACATGCAGCCATTATACTACCTGTTATGGCATATTTTGACCAATCCATATTATCAAATAAATTTTTAATACCTATAAAAAGATCCATTCGTTTAATAAATGTATTTTTATCACAAACACCATATTTGCAGTTTTTGTATTTTTTAAATGGTATTATTGAATGTTTATATACATCTTGATTTATTGGTAGTGGTAAATAATTTGATGTATAAATATTTATACTAGGAAATATTGGTAATTTATTTGCAATATCTATTTTAAATACAAAATTATCTGTTTCTATTATATTTGTACATTTATTGCATTCAAATTGTAATAATGAAAACCAAGCATATGACCATAATGTAGCATATGTATATATATTTTTACGAAAAATATGTGATTTATCATTATTTGTTGCTGTAAAAAATGTTGTTAAAGTATAATTATTATTTACAACCAAATGACATATATCTTTCGCTAATAACATATTAGACATTAATAAATATATACTTTTATCTGAATAATTTTTACAACATATATTAAACATTTTATTAAAATCCACTTCCATCATACAATTATTATATGGTATCTTAAAATTAATATCTCCTTTGTCATATAATACTGGATTAATTTCGTTCAATATAAAATCATATGCATTTTGCGATTTAATACTATTATATATTTCTTCTTTTTCTTTATCTGTTGTTCCTACATATGTTATATTAAATACTCTATCTATAAATTTTTTTGTATGATCTATTTTACAATTATCATTATTACACCAATACTCTGATTCATACATTGTATTTATCATATTACAAAATATTTTATCATTTATTTTATCTTGTAAATAATCAGTTGATATTATTTTATTATATATTGTTAAAATATTTGATATACCAGCATATGTTGTTAGATAATTTTGCACGACTTCTCCTTTCAGATTTATTAACGGTATTGTTAATATTATATCTGTTGTTATATTAGTTTTTGTTCCATTTATTTCTATATAATATATAGGCAAATATATAGTATCTATTAAAGTTAAATGATGTTTTAAAATTTGTGATTCTAAAATTTTAAAAGGCACTTTCTGAATAACAATATTACTTTTATCAAATTTATTTATACACTCATCTGATTTCAAATAAATTACAAATAAATTTATAAATACATCCTTCAACTCTTTTATTGACATTTTATTGATATTTATCATATTATTTTCTTTTATCATAGTTATACTATTATTTGGCATAAATATATTCTCAATTAATATTTCCGTCATCTATTATACTATGTGTATTTATCATAATTATATTAAATATATTAAATTCAATTTTTTATCATTGTCTTAACATTGATTAATTTAATATATTGATTGATTTAGTAATTATAAATTAAATTCTATTTTATATTATTTTATTTATATGTTTATCACTGTTATATTTTGTATTTATTATATATTTCCCATCTTCAAATAATATCAATTTTTCGTTTATCAATTTTATACAATTATTTTTTATTATAATGTCGTTATAACCTATTTTACTATGTAATTCATCTATAGTTAATTGTTTATTTTCATCCAATTCACTTAAAATTGTATATAATATTATATTTAGTTCTAATTTATATATTTTATCATTTATTATATAATCCACAATAAGTACTGATTTATCATGATCACAATTATAATTATATTGTGGTATTTTAATTTTTGTATATGTATCAAATATTAGTATATATTTATTTAAATCAGATGTAATTTTAGCATTGTATGCTTTATTATCCATTGTTTCAACAATAACATTATAATTTATTTTTTTTGCCAATAATAAATTATCATTCATATTTATATCTATTGTTTTTAAATCCATATTTATATCATATGATGCTTTTAATACATCTAATAATTGCAATAAATTTACATATTTCGTTAATACTGATTTATCATTTATTATACGATTTCTACTTATCTTTGCTAATTTTATTAATTTATTATTTATATTCTCATAGTCAATTATATTATGTAAATTATATTGCAATTTATTACAATATAATATCATTTCATCTAACATTACATTATTATATTTAGTATTTAATATAATATCTACTATAATATATATACTATTGTTTGCTGTATTTGTAAACAATAATTGTATCAATGTTTGTATATTATCTTTTGTTAAATTTATATTTAAATAATATATTAATATATCATTTATAGATGATGTATTTATTAAATTAAATATATTATACCATATACTAATTGCAATTATATCTGTTTTATATAACATAAGGATTTTACTAAAAATCATTTTATAATAAGTATGATCTTGATCTATATTAAAACCATAATTGGTAATATTTACTATAAAATTATTTAATAGTTGTAAAGAAGATACTTTTTCGGAAACAGTAAGTATTCCACTGATAGATGGTTGTTTATCCAAATACAATGATATTATACTTTTCAATATACCATCTATTTTTATATATTTTTTTGCATCTTTGTTTAATTTTGTACTAAAAATATTTACTATATTTATTAATATATTACTTATATGTTCTACATCATATACATTGTCATGTAATCTTTTAAATAAAATTTCTTCTATATTGAAACTATTAAAAAATAATACCATAATTTTTTTATCTGTTATTTGCATATCTTTATATAAATGCAGTATTGTATTGTCTATATTATTCAAATTATCATTATTATAATCATCAATTATAGATAATATAATTGATTCATTTATAATTTTGAAAATATTATATTGTATCAATTTTGTAATTAAAATATGATATAAATCTTCTGTTATATCATATTTATATATATTTTTTATCATTACATTGTATAGTTTTATAAAATTCATAAATTTAAATAATATATTATTGTAATTATGTTTTGATAAAGATGTATTTTGTAATTCTATCATGTTATTTGTTATAAATATGTTTATGTTATCTAATACATTTTTTATTATATTTAATGGCATATCCATTACCATTTTTATATTATTTACATAATGTTTATTATATAAATCTAATATTTTTATATACTTCTCTTCATTATATGTCATATATATATCATGTAAAAAACTAGTATCTGATATGGTTTCAATCAATTTTTCTGATGTATTGATCATATTATTTTCATTATTATAATCATTTTTTTGTATAAATATATTAAAGTCATTGTTTTGTGCTGTTATAAATGTCATAACTTAATATAAATATATTATATACTTATTAATTTATATAATATTAAACTTTCAATTTTTATTACATTCAACTATATATCTTTAACATACAATATTAATATATAATATATCCCTAAAAATACAACTGTTCTTATTGCTAATGCTTTATATGATGTTGCATTATTTATACTACAACCTACTTTTTGTAAATAAGTCGTTATTGTATCTAATAAAAATGGACTATTTAATATATAAAATATTACCGCTAATATCACATATAATTTAATAGTTTTCATATTAAAACTATCTATAGATTTCTCATTATCCACTTTTTTATTCTTTATTTTATTATCTAAATTTATTTCATTATCACTCATACTTGCAATTTGTGATTGTTGCAATAATTGTTGTAATTGTAATAATTGTTGTTGTGTCATAGCGTTAGTTCCTTTAGACGATGCAAATGCTAAACCTTGTGTTGGTGGTTGTTGTTGTTGTAGTTGTAGTTGTAGTTGTTGTTGTTGTTGTTGTTGTTGTTGTTGTTGTTGTTGTTGTAAATGTATTTCATCAGGATTATCTATTACAGTAGATGTAGAGTTTGGAATACCCATTTGTAGTTGTTGTAGTTGTGGTGATTGTGAATTATTTATTTGTAATAATAGTTCTTGTTGATATTGTGATAAATTATTAGGATTAATAGGTTGATTAGATTCCAATGTAGTTATTAATTGTTGATATTGGTTCATTAAATTTTCATTTTTTGCTTGATTATTTTGGGAATTATTGTTGTTTTTTTGTAAAATATCTCGTACATTGTCACCGAAATAATTATTACTCATATATAATTATAAGTTTAATATATAAAAATAGTTTATTTATTAAACTTATAATATTAATTTTTTACTTACATTTTGAAATATTGAATTCATTATTATTCTATTTTTATCATATTCAGTAAAACTATTTACAACACCTTCTATGATTGCTTTATAAGTATCATTTGCTATTTCAGTTGTTTCGCAATATTCTAAATCATTAAATCTTATTTTACATATCTTAATATCATCAAAATAATTACCTAATTCATGTATATTTTTTATATGATTCATTAATATTTTTTGTGCTTCATTTTCTGTAAGAGTAATATTTTGTTTTATTTTGTAAAAAAGTATAGAATGATTAAGATTAAATAATTTATGTGTTATACTAAGAGTTTTATTATTATTATAAATTAATTCTAAATTCCATTGTTTATTTGTATAATTCCAACAAAATACCTGTTTTGTACTTAATAATAAATCAGCTAAATCATTTATAGTTGTATTTTCATGTTTATAAATTTTTTTTGTTTTATTTATAGCATTTGTAGAATATAATTTTGATATTTTACATAGAAATACTGGTCCATGTATTGGAAAATTTTCAACAGTTAGATATGTTGCCATATGATTAAATAAATTAGATTGAGATTTAAATGAATAATCAAATAATATTTGATATACATAATTATCATTTTCTAAAATTATTTTTGTATCATAATCATGTCCATCATTATCATTTGGATTTACATATTTTTCAAATATTTGGTGTATTGTTTTATTATTTGCAACATCTTCTTTTATATATTTATAGTTAGATAATACTTCTACTAATTTTAGTTGTCCTACATCATTATCTATAGGTAAATCATTTGTATTATGGTTTATACATTTATAAATATCATCATTAAAATAATCTGATTTATTATTTTCATAATTATTATTAGGATTTATTATTATATATGTGAAGTTTGTTAATGCAGTAGTCATATAAATATTATATATAGATAAATATATATATAACATTTAAATAGTAATAATATTTATATTTGCTGATTTTAATTTTTGTATAGGATTTTCAATATATAACATGTCAAATTTTTTTATAGGTTTTGTTGAAATATATTTATAAATTTCACCTGAATTTGTTATTTCTGGCATGAATGATTCTACATCTTCAGTCATATAAATATAAATAGGTGTGTTATATTTTTCAATTATATTTTGTTTTAATATTTTAATAAAAGGAATTTTCTTTTTATTTACTGTTTTATATCCTTTATCTATATTATTTTTAAAAATACTAGCAATAGCCAACCACTCAAAGGTATATGCTACTATTTTACGTTTATTTATTTCAGTTTTACTTAACTTATTTTCAAAAATAAAAAATAAGTTATTTGGAATATAATTACTAACACCTATTCTAATTATATTTATTATATCTTTAAAAGATCTTGATTGATAACCCATTTTTTCATATGTATTTTGTAATAATTCTCGTTTTTTCATTAAAATATGTAAATCTAGAAATTCTAAATTAAAATTACCATCTAAAATATCTGATTCATATTTTTTAATATTATCTTTTATGATTGCTTGTGCGTTTTCTTTTAGATCTATTTTAAAGAATAATTTTAAAGATGTCAATAATTTTATTCCAACTTTGTGGTTTTTAAAATATGTAGATAAACCAATACATATTATATTTTTTCCTTTTGCTAACTCTTTTATTAAAAAATTATCTATTTTCGCTTTCCAAAAATCATTTATTTTAACTTCTATTTCCTTCATTTCTTTATTCATCTTTTTTTTCCCCAATAACATTTTATCTAATTTATCATATAATTTAATAATTGAATTATCATTTATAATTTCTATTGTTATTCTATCTAAATCAACTAAATTTATATTTTTATTTTTATAATGTTTTTCATAAAATAATATAAATTTATCTTTCATAGATTGTGATAATCCAACCACATGTGCTATTATTTTATTTGACATATATAATTAATATTTAATTATATTTTATTTTTACTTTTTACTTTTACTTTTACTTTTACTTTTACTTTTACTTTTACTTTTACTTTTACTTTTACTTTTACTTTTACTTTTACTTTTACTTTTACTTTTACGTTTATTTATATTATTTATATCATTAATGTTATAATTTTTTTTAAATTTTAATTGATTCTTATTTGTGTTTGTAGTATTATAGATAATTTTATTAGTTTGAAATTTTTTTGAGGATGGATTTATAGATCGTTTAGCTTGTTGTCGTGTAGCTAAAATTTGGGATATAGACATAATTTTAGAGGCAGAAAATTCTCGTAGTGATTTTTGCTTGTAATTAGATTCTTTATTGATACATATTTTAATATGAGGGAATCCTCCATCAGAATAATTTTGACTAGTCATTATATAATATATAATAATATAAATAATAATTATGTAAGTAAAACAATAATATAGTATAATATTAAATGGATTTCAAATATATATTTGAAAATTTTGATGAAAAAAGACAAAAATATGGGAATAAGATTAATAAGTTAATAAGTGATCCAAAATATGATTTTTCAATAAATAGAAGTAGTATAGATATGAATTATTCAAGATATACCATAACAGATAAAACTACAAATAAAAAATTATATACAGGTATTATACATTATATAGCAACATATGATGAAAATTTATCAATATGGCAATGGTCATGGAGTTTACCATATTTGCATAAAAGTGATAATTATAAGGCAAGGGATATATTAAAATATGCATTTGATATAGATAATTATATTAATATAGATAATAATAATGTATCACACAATAGAGATATATATATTAATTCATGTTTGAAGGCTGAATTGTTAAATTCTAAGCTATATTTAGAACATCAAACATTGGATATAAACAGATATATTGCATTATCAATATATTTAACTAAATGTATATGGTTTATAGAAATGCCATATTATGTGGATGTACATACATTTGCTGGACTAATAAATTATTATTTAATAGAATCATTTGATGAAATTAAGGAAGATACATAGCAATGTATAAATTATGAATATTAATTATAAATAATAAATAACTATTAATATTATATATAAAGATAGTATGAAAATAGAAAA